TTATCCTCCGCTTGTGCGGATCAAACGACCGCTATAAGCGTCTACAACAAACAATAGCTTACGACCGTTCTTTTCCCAGGCAACGTGATATTCAGCGCCGCCTCCAGGTTTCCTGATCAGTTCAGCGTCGATATAGCGACCACCTTGATCTCTTTGTAGCTTCTTACGGACATTTGCCAAGGTCAGAATGTTGCCTGACTGTTGCGTATTGCTCGCACTATCGTCTGCCCATCTCTGGGCATCAGCAGACGGTGTTCCCAAGAGGGCCAAAATGATAAAAGAGGCAAGGATACGCTTCATATTTATAAGGTATAAACCTGACTGACTGAACGATCCGTGAATGAACGCGTTCAGATTCAACTTTCTTAAGGGTTTTTACGAACAAAATCCTGTAAAACAACACTTTTAGGGTCTGCCAGCGTAATTTCAAGTCTGGCATATAAATGCCCCGCTTTTGCCGACCGCTGAACCCCTTTTCCACGCAGTCGCAAAACGGCCCCTGTATTACTCCCTTCTGGAACCTTCAAGCTGAGCGGTCCGGACGGCGTTTCAACTTCAACAACGCCGCCCAAAACGGCTGTTTTCAGCGAGATAGGCACCGCCATACGCACATCATCGCCATCACGCGTCCAAAGCTTGTGCGGCTTCACATGAATCTCGACAAGGGCATCGCCGGGCGGACCACCATAAGGAGAGGCTTGCCCCTGGCTTTTCAGGCGCAATGTCTGCCCGCTCTCGACGCCGGGTGGAACATTCAGATCAAGCGGCTGACCATCAGACATCTTCATCCGTCGCCGCGCGCCCATAATTGCATCCTTAAACTCAACATCGACGCGATAGCGTACATCCCGCCCTTTACGCGGGCCCGGGCCCCGGCGTCCCTGACTGCGACCGAAAATGCCAGACAGCATATCCTCAAACGGATCACCGTGCCCGAATCCCCCGCCGCTATGGCCCCCTCCGGCAAATCCGCGCGGATTGCCCTCGCCGTCAATTTCACCGCGATCATATTGGGCCCGCTTGGCCTTATCGCTCAATATGTCATAGGCCGCCGATGTCCGCTTGAACGCATCGGCCTTGGCCGCATCATCTGGATGCTGGTCAGGGTGCAAGGCTTTGGCCTTCTGACGATAGGCTTTTTTGATCTCGCTCTCGCTGGCGGTCTTCGAAACGCCAAGTATGGAATATGGATCAAGACTCAAGGGACAAACGGGCTCCAATGTGTTTGCAAACACATCTAATGTGGTTGGTCACAGAATGGAACCCGTAATTATGCGCCTAAAGCACCGCTCGTGCAGTGTGTCCGGCACGCCCATCCGGTCCAATCTCACTGACACGTAAAACATCCCCGGCCTGCCAGCCATCTCCGCCTTGCCAATATGGTTCATCCGTCTCCGATTCAAGCAAACGCATGTCGCCTCGCCACAGCTCAACGATAAAGCGTCCAATGTTCGGCGCTTCGGGCAAAATCCAGCTATCTTCAATCTCCGGCCCGCGCCGTATCCATGACGCATGAAGCGTCCCATCAGCTTGTGGTTCAGCGCGCAAATGCACAGGCGCAAAAGCAAGCCCCGCCTTGTTCTCAAACACGATGGTTTGAACATCCCCAAACAGGCCCCGCCCGACAGCCTGCCATGCCAGCGCGATCCCCGTTTCGCCGCTGCCAATGTTCCCGCGCCCAAGCCGTGTATCAAGCACCACACACACTGCGCCAGCTTCGGCCCGCCCAATCACGCTGCCCTGCAAACCGCGCAGCAGCCCCGTCAGGCGATATTGGTCCGCGCCAATAAGTTCAGCATCACGATAGCTGATCAATTCCCAGCCCGCGCCATTCTCAACCAATAAAGGCACCCCGCCTGCCAACACTGCCTGCTCACCAAGTGAAGAAAACACCTCACCGGGCATCTCAACCACAAGCGCGGAGGCCTCATCCCAACGCCCAAGCGGGCCCTCTTCCAACACGTCAATCAGACGGCCAACCCCTGCCGGATCAACCAGTTCTGACCGCGCGCTAAACATCGTCGCGTCCGCCCCGGCAGATACAGTCAAAGGCCCGGCCCAGGGCTGTCCGATCCCGGCCAATAAAGGCCTGTCATCCCCAATCATATCTGGCAAAACCGGCCCATCAATCACGAGCATATCCGGCAAGGCAAAGCCCGCCCCGGCCTGTTGATCCTCCTGTGGTTCCCCCGCCCGCACGCGCGCCAGACTCGCCCCTTCAAGCCGTGCCTGCGCGCTGAGCTGTCCTTGATCCTGCAAATCCGTGATCCGCCAAATGCTTCCATCCTCAAGCGCAACACCATCGCCGACCTCCAGCGGTAAATGCGCATACGGCAAACCAAACGCAGCCTCTTGGCCATCAACGGTTTGCGCCAATATAAACGTAGCAATCGCCTGAGCCCGCGTTTCAGTCAGCACCAATGGCAGCGATACATCAATCACCATGCCCCGGTCCCCGCGCGGCTCGCGCGCCTCAACGGTTGCAGGTTGATACGCCTGTCCCCCGTCTGAATAGGTCAGCCTTAAAGCGCCCGGCACCTTATCAAGCAAACGCCGCGTGCGGAACACGCCGCCCTCTGTAAAACCTGCCGCATCAATCGCCTTAACCGGCCCGCCATCCATATGCGTAAACACAAGCCCCCCGTCCCGCTCGATCACCTCAAGCCCGAAAGCCGTCACCAAGGGCTGCAAGGCCGCGCGCAAGCTCGAAACGCCGGTTAAAGCAAAGCCATCAACCAGCCCGGTTACAGCGCTCGCATCAACATCCACCCCTCCACGCGCGCAAATATCTGCCAGCACGCCGCCAAGTTCAGACAGCCCCGCCCGCCCGTTCAGCCAGTGCCCAAACTGCCAGTTTTCCCCATCGGTCCAAATATCTTCGCGTATCGGAAACAGCGGCCAGGGCCGGGCATCCCAACACCAGACAAGCGCTTGCTCAACACCTGCCTGCCCATGCCAATAAGACAGCGCAACATCCAGTGCTGCCCGCTGATAAAGATCGTCCCGCTCCCCGCTCGAAAAAGGCGGAAACGCGCTTTCAGAGCTTTTAGGATCAAAGAACAGATTGGGCGAATTACCGCCCCGATCAAGCGCAGGAAAACCAATCTCAGACAGTCTGATCGGCTTGCTNTGCTACCTGCCCGCCATTGTGTTGGCGTGCCAGAGCGCACCCCGCCGGGCCGTTCATAATGGTCGGCCCGATGCCAGCCCAGCAGATCTTTTTGCCGAAACACCCAATGCTCGCCATGGGCGGTATCTATAATAGGTGTACGGATCTGCGCTTGGCGGTCGGCCTCTGAGGCATAAAAATAATCAAAGCCTTCCCCGCCTGCCATCTGGCTAAGCAAATAGGCCGGATCATCGGCCGCTTCAAAGCCGGCCAGCGCGTCAAGGTGGTCATCTCCATGCCGCCAATCTCCAGCCGGGGCATACCAATCCACCCCCACAAAATCGACCTCGCTATCTCCCCAAAAAAGGTCAAGCGGAAACAGAACATCGTTGCTCCCATCCCCTGGCGCATACGCTCCGTATTCTGTCCAATCTGCCGCATAGGAAATTTTGCAATTTTCCCCAAGAATAGAACGCACTTCACCGGCAAGTGAAACCAATCCTTCAACGAAAGGAAAGCGCCCCTGCCCATCGCGCAACCGCGTCACCCCGCGCATCTCAGAGCCAACCAGAAAAGCCTCGACGCCCCCTGCTGCTCTGGCAAGCCATGCCTGATGCAAGACAAAGCGGCGAAACCCGAAATCATCACTACCCCCCCGCCAGCGCACCTCGTCTCCATCAATCTCAAAATCATCCGCCTGCGCATGACCTAAAAAAGCCTCCAGCGCTGTGCGCGTTGCATTGCTCCCATCCACATCAATAATGCGCCCACGCCAGGGAAAGGGCGCCTGCTCGCCCGCCCCATAAGGGTCTGGCAGGCCATTGCCTTCTGGAATGTCCATAAACAAAAAGGGAGACATGGTGACACGCATGCCACGTGCATTCATCTCGCGTATCCCCTGCACAACGGCCCGGTCTGAGGGTGTGCCGCCATAATTGGGCGCGCCTTCATCACCGCCAGAAATCAGCATCGCGCTGCCCCGGCCGAGCCCATTTACACGCCAGGCATAAGGCCGCGTTTCTTTGTTGCGCGTTTCCACCCCCGGCCTGATCTTGCAATGGCCTGCGCGCAAATCATCTCCGAACCAGCCCACTGTCAGCGCAATATCCCGCGCCAGTGGCAAATCCTCCTCCAACTGATCGAGCGAGACCATCATATCGGTCCGCATCGCCGAAGTGTGCGTGTTTTCAGGTGTCTCTATATTGGGAAAATAATGCTGGCGAACAGGCTCAGTCCCGTAAACAAACTCACCACTTGCCGGAATAAGATTCACACCCCGAACACTTTGCGATAATGGCGCGCTTACGCCATTTCCGGAAATCTGTGGCACCTCGCGCAACACCTCAAAACTCAATTGCGGCAATCGGTTGCCAAATGGCTCCAATGGCAAATCTTCAAACACGATATAGGCCGTCCCGCGATAGGCAGGCGCGCAATTTGTTCCCTCAATCGCCTCAATCAGCGGGTCAGGCTGCTGGCTGTCATTGCCGCGATACAGCCGATGCGGCAGGTCGTTTAAAGCAACCACTTCTCCATTGGCCCAAACCCGCGCAATACGGTTTATCTCGCCCTCGCACAGCGCCACAGCAAAACTTGCCGAATAGGTAAAATTTGAAACGCGCGGCCCGCCTTTGCCCCCGCCAGCGCGCTCTGTCGTGCGTGTCTCGCGCAATCTTGCCGCCCAGATCACCTGCCCGCCAACGCGCATCCGCCCATAGACATACGCAATGCCCGCCCCTTCCCGGCTCTCCATCACGCGAATGCTTTCCAGCCTTGGCCCTTCTGTCGTATTGCCAAACAAAAGCCCATCAAGGCGCGCGCCCAGAAAGCCGCCTACAGCCTGCCCGATGGCCGCCCCGGAGATTTGAAATCCAAGCGCGCCAATGCCGCTCGGCAACAGGGCAGAGCCAGCCGCCTGCCCAAGCGTTGAAAGAGCTATTTGTGCCATATATTCAATCCTCTATATTCGGAAACTCAAAAGCTGCTGCAATCCGCCTGCGCCACCAGGGCACAAGCCGCGTCTCCACAACGCGATGCCCCCAATAGGCATGAATGATGCGCCCGGGCGCTGAAACAATCGCGCAATGCTTGGCCGGGCACCCCGTCCCCATACGGAAGAGCAAAACATCCCCTTCGCGCGCCTGCCCGATTGCAATCTCGGTTAAAGATCGCGCCGCCGCCTTCATCAGGGTTTCTTCCCCCTGCGCTTCGGCCCAATCGGGCGTATAGGGCGGGGCCTGTTCTGGTTCCTCGCCCAAATGGGTCCGCCACACTCCGCGCAAAAGCCCAAGGCAATCGGTCCCGATCCCCTGCACGCTGGCTTGATGGCGATATGGCGTTCCCAGCCAATCGCGCGCAGTGGCCACAATCTCGGCCCGCTTCATCGCCGGCCTCCATTATTGCCGCTGGCTGCCGGACCGGACAAAACAAAATCCGTACCCGGCATATGCGGAAAGCCGCGAAAATTCTCAACATTGCCAAAGCGTTCCTTGCAAGTGCTAAAGCGCTGATCGCAGCTCATGCCTGCAAAATCCGGATTATCCAGATCAACACCGCAACGCCTATCCCCAAGCACAGCATCGCACCGCCTTGAGAATATCCGCCCGACCGGACGCTCAAAATCTGCTTTGAGTGAAACAAGCTCAGCTTCAAAGCCCAGCGCCCCACGCGTAATCTCGGAAAAGCGCCCTGCCCAAACCTGCACAAAATCCTGCGGGCGGTCCCAATCCACGCGAAACACATCCACCCGCGCGCCATCCCATAGTCCGGCGTTCAAATCTTCCTCAGAAATCGCATCGCTCGATAGCGCGCCCATCGCCCCGGCTTGTCCGGGCTGTAGCCCCGTTGAGCTGGTTAAATCCCCCGCCGTCATCGCCCCGCTGGGTTCATAATCAACACCAGCAACACTAAGCTGGCGGTCATGTTCAGTCACGGCCACCACGTTCCCGTCTGCCCGCGTCAACCGCCAACACAGGCACGTCGTCGTCACGCCCGAACCAAGCCGGGCGGCAAAATCATCACTTATCTGTCTCATAATTCTAGCCCAGCAATTCTATAATTGGCACTTGCCCGGCACGGCCCGCGCCAAAGGCTTCCAAGCTCGTTTCAAGCTGATCGGTGTCAAACCGCACCGGCACATCAAACAGGAAGCCAGCCGTCACCACTGCGCCCTCAGCTGGCGGCTCGGCAAAGCGCACAGTCCCGGCAACAGAGCTAACCACCACATTGCCAATCTCTTGCCCGTCAACAGCCACACGAACAGATCCGGCCACCGGCTTGTAAATCCGCCGCTGCGTCTCCCCATAGGTTTTAACCAATTCAAAGACATCCCTCTCGCCATCGCCCAGGCCCAATGTCTGGTCAGTCGCAGAGACATTCGCGCCCGGCACAACCGAGCGATCATCAACCACATCACGAAATCGAAACCCGTGAAGCCTGCCCCGCCGTGCCTCAAAAAAGCTTACCAGCTCGTGCAGCGCATCAATCTTCGTAATCGCTCCGCCAAGCTCCCATCGCCTGCGCGAGCCAGACCAGATCGCATTGCGCGCCTCGCCCCCGCTTGCCAATGCCACAACATCGGTGCGTCGTTCCGGTCCGCCCTGCGCGCCAAACGCCAGAGATAGCGGAAGCTGAACCTCATGAAATTCACTCAAGCTCATATAAACCTCCCACCTGCAGAGGCCGTCCGCGCCAAAGCCGTGGCAATCGTTCCGCGGCTTGCCATAACAGAGCTGGCATTCGCGCCTGCGCCCATATTAAAATTAAGGTTCACTGTCTGGCCTGCCCCGCTTTGCCCGCCGTTAAAAATACCAGACACCAAAGCTTCTGCAGCAATGCGGGCAAAGTCGCGCAATATGCTCTCGGCCATGCGCGAAAAGTCCAGCTCGCCCGTGCGGGCTGCGCGGCCCAAAGCCTGCTCAATGCGCGTGCCCGCCTGATCAAAAGCAGAGCCCAGCGCCTCGGCCGCTGCCCGTCCCGGTCCATCGGCGAGGGCGGCAAGCGCCTGTCCAGCCTCTGCCAAATCCTGCTCAAATTCTTCCATCGTGATTAATCCTTATCGGGAAAATACTTCATCAAATCAGCCAGCTTTTCGCGGCCCAGCTTCTCCTGGCCAGCGCCCATAGATAGCCAGCGCCACTCGCGAACACTTAGCCGCCAAAACGCGCCCACCGGCACGCCCGCTGCAAGGCTCGCCCGTAACATTTCAGCCCACGGCAACATCTATTCACCCAGCCCCAGCGCAAAAGCTTTAGCCACCGCCTTGGCCGCCGCGCCCGGCGCAATCACCAGCTCGCCACTGCGGCCAGCCAGTTCCACCTCGCCGCCGCCGCGCAGCAAAGCGCCAAGCATAACCACCAGATCCCGCGCCGAAAGTGCCCGCATCCGCAGATCCAGTTCACGCAGCTCCTTACATCCAAAAGCGGTCTCGATTTCAGCCAGCGCCCCCAGCGTTAAACAGAGCCGCCGCGCCTGCCCGTCAATCTCAAGCGCCACCTCGCCGCGCGCCCCGTTTACCCCGCTCATGCCAGGCTCCTAAAGGTCAAAGCCCCGGCGCTTTCCAGCGTCAGCGTAAAGCTCGCTTCGCCATCATGCTCGCCAGAATAAGCCAGCTCGGAAATTTGAAACGGGCCTTCAATCTCGCCAAAATCCGGCAAGATCAGTAGCCAGCTTGCAACATCGCCCGCAAAGAAAACCTCCCGCATACGCGCATCCGAAGCCTTGTCTTTAAATACGCCAGCCCCGCTCAACCGGGCAGACTTGACGCCCGCCCCCGTCACCAGCTCACGCCAGGCTTCCGGGCTGTCAGTATTGGTCCCGTCCACCGTTCCAGCGCTTAGCAAAAGCGTCTTTGTGCGAATGCCCGCAACGGTTATAAAATTGCCGGACGCATCTGCCAGTTTCAGCAATACGTCCCGTCCTCTTTGGCCCGCCATTACGCGTCCTCCTCGCTAATAATTCGTATCCGTAAAATCCCGCGAAACGCCTGCCGATCCCGCGTGCGAAACACATCGCCATAGGTCGGATAGGCCAGCACAATCACTTGCCCATCGGGTGCAATATCGGCCCGTTCAATCGCTGCCCGTAACGCACCCATCGCTTCCTTGGCATAGGCCCGCCCACCAAAGCGGGAAGCCACAGCAAAGGTTAGCGTATGCTCCATCCCCGCCACACCCGCAGCGCCAGCAGGACGCGTTTCGTGGCGCTCCAGCGTTGCAAAAGGATAGGCCGGCCCCTGCGTTTCATCATCATAGACCCGCGGCGGCGTGCCAAACACGCGCTGCACATCGCCGTCCGCGCGCAACGCCGCCATCACAGCCTTCTGTACACGGCATTCCGCATCCGCGCCAAGCAATACACCATCCGCCATTACAGTCGCACCCCCTTATAAGGGGCCAGCAATTCATCAATCTCGCCAGGCAGCGCATCCTCATCAGAATCGCGCCCGCCATCGCGCAGGCGATACCCTTGCGCGGCCAGCATCTTCACCGCCAAAACCAAATCATCAGGCAAGGTTTCAGCTGCCCCATATCCGGTCTCAAAAGACACTTCGATATGCCCGCCCGCCTCAATTGCAGGCAAAAAGCTCCACGGCCGCAAACACAGCCTGCCCCCGCTCAACACAAAGCGAGAGGTGATGTCCTCGCGCGCGCCATCGCCGTGAACACTCGTTACATTTACCAAATCACGCACAGGCCCGGGCTCCAGCCGCACTCCGCGTTTCATCAAAGCGCTTGGCCACTTATCCAGCGTCACCAAGAGCGTACGCGTTACCAATGCAATGCCCAGCTCAGCCTCAAGCCGCGCCCGCGCAGAGCCGATCAACGAAGCGACCAGCGCGTCCTCGCCCTCATGCCCAATCCGCAAATAATCCTTCACCGCAGACAGAGACACAGGCTCCCCGTCCGGCGGCGTTAAAACCGTCGTTTTCATTTTTTATATCCTTGAAGCTTAGCGCTATCCCTAAAAAAAGAACGGCCCGCACCAAAGCACGGGCCGCCCCACATCCTCCGTGCCGGGAGGGGGCTTGCACGGAGGAATATTTATGCGTCGCTACGCCTCAACATCACAGGCGCTCAGATAAACAGCCATGAGCCCGCAAAGCGGCGCTTCATAGGCTCGCTCAGCCAGACTGGAAGCAAATATAAAAGCCCTGAGCGCGATCCATCGTGACGCGAAGCATCACAGGCGATCAAATTAGAACCTCATCACTTTAATCGCATCAAAGTTCTGAACCCCGCCGCCAACGCGCTTGGTCGTATAGAACAGGACAAACGGCTTGGCAGAGAACGGGTCACGCAAAACGCGCGTGCCCACGCGGTCCACGATCAGATAGCCTCGGCGAAAATCACCAAACGCAATCGCCGCATTACCCGCGCCAATATCGGGCATATCTTCAATCTCGGTGACGCCATAGCCAAGCAAGGTGGCCGCTTCGCCGCCCGTGCCCGGTTGCCAGAGGTAACGCCCATCTGAATCCTTCAGCTTACGTACTTCAGAAACCGTCCGGCGGTTCATCACAAACCGGCCATTGGCCCGAAATTGAGACTTGGGCGCATAGATCAAATCAATCAGGCCGTCAGCGGCATCTGCCCCTGTAAAGTCACCCTGAATTGCGCCAATCTTGCCCCATTCATGCGCGGCTTCATCGACAATATCATGGCTCAGCAGGCCGCGCGGTTTGGCAACGCCATCGCCGCTAATAAAGGCTGCGCTTTCCTGCGCTGCAAAAGCAGCCTCCACCTCATCGGCAAGCCAGGCATCGACATCTGAAAACGCGTCTTCAAGCAATGTTTGCGTCGCCGCAGGCTGGGCAAACAATTCCCCGGCAGGAAACTCGATCAAGGAGAGCCCTTCAACAGCCGTCCCCGGGCGTGCTTCGGTTTCCCCGGCCCAGCGCGCCTCCACGCCAAGGCCAATCGGCTTACGAAATGTGCCAGAGGAGGTCTGGCGCACAGTTGCAATCTGGCGCATCGGGCTGGCCGCCATCAGGCGCGCTTCAATCAACTGGTCAAGCTCTGGCGGGGCAACATAGCCGCCCTGATCGTCGCTGCCCGTATTAAGTGATTTTGTATCCAGCCGTGCAATGCCGCTATCGTCGCCAACACGCATATATCGGCCCCATGCTGAAGAATGCTCAGCATCAACAGGCTCGCTCTCCCCGGCCATATCCGCGCGCGCCGATTTCAGGCTCAGCGCCTCAAGCCGGCGATCAATACGAGAAAGCTTCTCATCAAGCAAAGGATCGGCCTTGCCACGCTTTTCAATTTCGGCAAGCCGGGCTTCATTGGTGTGTTTATAAGCCTCGAAAGCCGCCAGTGCTTCGGCCGCAGCCGTCTTTACCTGGCGGCCTTTGGCCATTTTGGTTTCCTTGGTCATATCAGTCCTTTTCAAAGGTTAAATCTTCCCCGGCATGCAGGCCAGTTTCAGGCCAGCATTTGCAGTTACAAAGATCAGACGGGGCACCTGATCTTGCAATTTAGTGCTATTGTTTCAGAGGCCTGCGCCCATAAGATCAAATCGCGCCGCTGGCTGCATCGGCTCTGCAACAAGCGAGACTTCAACAAGCTCAACATCGGTCAGCTCGCGCCCGCCCCCTGCTCTGCGCTGCCAAAGCAAGGGCCGAAACCCGATCGACAAACCATCCAGCCCATTGCTCGCCAATGCCCGCGCGCCATCTGCTTCAATCAGTCCACGCACATAAAGCCCGCGTCCATCCTCCACAATCCGAACCCAGCGTCCGGCAATCGCGCCAGACCTGTGCTGCAACAACATTGGCGGCAAAGCATTCCTGCCCAGACTGCGCGAAAATGCGCCCGCCCGCACAACATCCCCTGCCATATCCTCGCGGCCAAAAATCGAGGCATATCCCTCAATCAGCAAAGGCCGCGTCATCTGCTTTATTAACAGAGCATCACTTGCCCTACTCATGGGCGCTCCACCTTGCGTTCAATCCGGTCGAGCTGTTGACGCATCGCAATCAGCTCTGTCTCCACGCGCGCAAGGCGTTCCTTCACGCCTTTCCGGTCGGCAATCTCCTGCTCGACCATTTCAAGACGCTGGGCCGCTGCGCCTGTCCACAGCAATGCGCCCGCCGTTTGTACAAACAAGGCAAATACCAGCCCCAGCGCTATTCTTTTATCCAGCTTCATGGCGTCACCTCATCAAGGGGCAAAAGCCCCGCCATCTGTCGCTTTTCTGCATCGCTCAGGAAGCTTGCCGCCTCCAGCCGCGCCCAAAGGCTCTCGCGTTCTTCGGCAAGTGCAGGCACCGCATCAAGATTACACTTAATCTCAACAGGCTCCTCAAACGCCTCCCCAAGCCACAGGCCCAGCGCGTCACACGTGCGCTGCACCAGCGGAATAATCGTCATCCGCCAAAACGCCAGATTGGCCTCCTTATAATTTGCATACGTATTATCCCCCGGAATACCCAAAAGTTGCGGCGGCACACCCAGCGCCAGCGCAATTTCCCGCGCTGCACCATTGCGCGCCTCGCGAAAATCCATCTCTGCCGGAGACAGGCTCATCGGCTTCCAGTCCAGCCCGCCTTCCAGAAGCAAAGGCCGCCCTGCGTTTTCTGCGCCCGCATGGGCTGTTTCCAGCTCGGCTTTCAACCTGTCAAATTGCTCATCGGTCAACCGCGCGCCGTCCCGCCCATAAACCAGCGCGCCAGATGGCTTGGCCGAGTTATCAATCAAGGCCTTCGCCCAATCTGCCCCGGCATTGTGCAGGTCCAGCGCCTGGCGCGCTGCGGCCAATGGAGACAGCCCATAAATATCATCACCCGGATGAAACAGGCGCATATGGAAGATAGGCATCCATCCTGCCTCGTCCCGGTCTATATGGCGCGCTTTATGGCCCACCTTATAGGTCCACCGTTCAATCCAGCCGCGTCCATCAAGCTGGGCTTTCATGCGCTCAGGGCGCAACACCTGCAACCCGCGCGGGGCCTCTCTCTCGCCAAGCTGCAACGCCTCTAAATAGGCATTTCCAGAAATGTGCAAATGCGCATAAAGCCTTGCAAAAATATCGCTACAGCTTTCACCAGGCATAGGCCGGGCCAGCAAAGCTGCTGCTCCTTCATGGCCGCTAACGAATGGAACAGACGCTGCCGCCTCAGCCACCATCCGTACACAGCGATACGCCACCGCATTGCGCAAATATCCGTCCCGCATCAGCGCCTCACCAGAGCGCCCGCCCCATCGCGCAGCGCCCAATTGCGACAGCGCCACCATCACAGAGGACACAGATTTCTGTTCCTCCCTTATCCAAGGCAGTTTCATTCCGCTCTCCATTTTAAAATTGTCAGTTTCTCAAACCCCGCGCACACGCGGCGCATCTTTCCGGTCGAGCATTAACGCCCACAACCCCCAAACCAGCGCATCCACGCGGTCTGGCGAGCCTGCAAATCCCTGCGCGCCAAAGCTACACATCTCATCTTCCAGCGCGCGAAACACGCCCGCATGCGCCACGCGGCCAGCTTCGTATAAAGCCGCCACTGGCATCGCCCGCGCCGTCTTGCCCGCTTTGGCATGAACCAAGCGCACAGGTAGCCTACACCCGGCCGTCTCCAGCGCATGACGCACCATCTCCCCGCCCTGATTGGCCTCTGCGACAAGTCCGCCAGCGCCAAGTCGGCCCGCCAGCGCTGTTGCTCGCTCGGCCCATTCCAGCGGAGATAATCCCTGCGCGGAGGCATCTGCCAGAACAAAACCCTTCCGGCCAGCCTCACATGTTCCAACTGCCACAATCCCGCACGCGTCCGCCTTCGGCCCGCTTGTGGCCGGCGGATCAATCGCCACGATCACATTATCAAGCGCAGGCGGCGCCCCAATACGCCCGCCCTCAATCATCGTCCGCGTCCACAGCGCGTCTTCCAAATCCTCAATCAGTTCGCCGTCCAGCTCCTGCCTGCCAAGCCGTGTACCGCCATAAGCGCGTTCAACAATGCTTAAAAAGCCCGGTGCCAGATTGGCCGCATTATCTGCCGTCTTTGCCCGCGTCACCGCCGTCAACGGGTCTGCCACCAAGGCCTTAACCAGCGCGACAGGGCGCGGCGTCGTCGTCACCATTGCACGCGGCGCATCGCCCAGCCGCAAGCCCATTTGCAACATGTCCCAAACCGCCTGCCCCTTTGCCCAAGCGGCTACTTCATCACACCAGGCCACATCAAATTGCGGCCCGCGCAAACTGTCTGCATCCTCGGCTGAAAACACATAGGCCTCCGCGCCATTCTCCCAGACAAGCCGCTTGCGAGACACTTCATAAATAGGCGGCTCTTCGCTCGTTTGCGCAATCGACCGCAAGCCAGATGGCCCCTCAATCATCACCTCGCGCACATCGCTCAGTGTCGGCCCAATCAACGCTGCCCGCCGACAGCCACCATGCAACACGCTATAGCGCAGCCATTCAGCACCGGCCCGCGTCTTGCCCGCCCCACGTCCGCCCAT